ACACCGAACATGACCGTGTTGGTCTCGCCCGGCCGAGCCGTGTGCCCGACTCCGGCTTCGGACGGTGGCGGTTACGCGATCATGAACGACGCTAACGCCACGATCACGGTGTCTCCGGTGTCCACTCTGCCGCGCGTCGATATCGTGCTGTTGGCGTGCGATGACGCTGACTACTCGGGCGCTACCTATGCCCCGAAGATCTACATCGTTGCGGGGACTCCAGCGGCGAGCCCCACTGCACCCGCCCAGCCAGCGGGCACCACCCTACTGGCCACGCTGAACCACTTGGCCAACGCCACCTCAGTGCCGCAATCCGCGATCGTTCGCTACAACGCGGGCAACCTGCATGAAGTTGAATACTACGCCACTGCTATTCAGTCCATCGTTCAGAACGGCGACCGACCGGTACAGTATGCGGTGGCCAAAGTTCCCGGCCCCGACGTCACCATCGGCACCGCCACAACAGGTGCTGTCACCAACGCCCGATTCCAGCTCAACCGATCCGGGTTGTGGACCATCGACGCCAGCTGTCGACTGGTCGGCGCTGACGCTATGCAGGCGGGCGTCTGGATAGGACCCGACACCGGCGGTACCCGCTGGGGATCATCGCTCAATGCCCAAGGTGGTACGTCCAACCCAGAGATGAGCGCGTCGGTCACACGTCGGTTCACCGCTGGGGACTTTGTAGTCGTATACGCCTATCAGAACAGTGCTGCCGCCAAGAACACCGATCCGTTCAATGAATCGGTCCACTTCCGAGCTTCCTGGATCCGACCCTAATGAGAATCGGCCAGATCACATTCACGGTGTCGCTGACGCTGATCGTGATCACTACGATGATCATCGTAGGCGTACCCACGCTGGCCACCTCCAACGAAGATCGGCAAGCAGTGTTGGCGCTCGGCTCCAGCGCGCTCGGCGTACTGGTGACGCTGGGCAGCCAAGCATTCTTTCTCAAGAAGCAAGAGCGGAACGACAAAGAGGAGTGACCGCATGCCGTGGCTAACTGATCTCGCGGATGCCTGCCGGTCAAGCGGTATTCAGGTGACTGAGTACGCGAACTGGAAGAACCGAGGGCACGGCTCAATGTCGGGCGTGAAGACGATCACTTGCCATCACACGGCTGGGCCGAAGACCGGTGATGCGCCGAGCCTGGGTACCGTGGTCAACGGGCGACCCGGTCTGCCTGGTCCGCTGGCGCAACTGTTCCTCTCCCGATCCGGTGTGTGCACTGTTGTCGCGGCTGGGCTGTCCTACCATGCGGGTCAGTCCAAAGATAGCTCGATGAACAACGATTGGGCTATTGGGATTGAGGCCGAAGCGACCGGCGTGGATCCCTGGCCACAGGCTCAATACGACGCTTACGCCAAGCTGTGTGCCGGTCTGCGAACCTGGTACCGGCTCGACGTCGCCCGAGTGATGGGCCACAAGGAGACCTGCAGCCCGTCTGGTCGCAAGATCGATCCCAACTTCGACATGAACTCCTTCCGCGTAGCAGTAGGCGCAGGTGGAGGACTGACCCCGGACCTGAGCACCAACGATTTGATTGATGAGGACCAGGACATGCTGATCTTCTTTGACACGATCACTGTCGACGCGGGTAGGCCAGCTACCCCGGGTGACCCCGACGCCGATCCGCCAGTACTGCCCGACCCAGGCAAGCCCGCCAAGTATCAATACAACTTCCATGGTCAGCGCACCTGCGAGGCAGGAGGAGGGTCCAACATCGCCAAGTCGGCGTGGGCCTGCTTCTCAACCGCATGGGGCGGCTGCTCGGTGTTCCTCGCGGCGAACGATGGCAAGGGTCGTACGTGGAATCTGCTCGGTGCACCCGGCAAGCCAGCCGGTGTGAAGAACAACAGCCAGATCCCATTCCCTCTCCCCGAGGGCGCGCGAATCGTCACAATCGAGGGAGTCCGCGACTCACCAGGTACGGTTGTTGCCTGCGACGTGTACAACCTCCGTTGAGGCGCAACTACACCAACGACTGCCTTCTCTACAGCAACCGCAATCTCAGCATGAACTGCCAGCCTCCGCGCACGACCGTACATACCATGTCGACCGATGACCTGGAACTGCTCATCTTTGCGGTCGGTGGATGCGCGATCCTCGCGCTGTTATGCTACGCTATAGTCTGGCAGAGCACCAAACGGAACCGTAGGTAGCTCGTGCAGATCTGGAAGCTGGTATACATCGTCTGTTTGACAGTGCTGGCCCTTGGGTTCATCGCGGCCCTGTCCAATCCAGTCCTCTATGGTGATCCCTTCATCAAGGGTCTGCTCATTGCGGGAGCTTCGGCGTCGGTGGTAGCTCTGCTCGGAGGCCACCTGTTCATCAGCATCGATCGCGGGAACACGAAAAAGAGGCTCCCACATGAGGACGATAACCGCGACCAGATAAATCCCTACCAGTATGAGGCCGAATATCCCCCCAGCGAGTCCGGCAAGCGCGAATATGGTCCCGATGATCAGAGCGAAGAACATCGCAACCAGCGCGATTAACATGGTCATGAACCCCTTGAATCGCTTGATTCGAGGGGCTCGGTGTCTACCCGGCACGGAACGCTCGACATTCACAGATGGAGCAGTCGTCGCCGTCGCGTAGGTGCTCGTGCCAGTCGACCGGGTGGCCGCAGCGGCACCAGTCGTTTGAACGGGACTTGAGGACTCGGCCAGTGTATGATCCAACAAGGGGGAGCAGGATCAGGATCAGCAGCGCGATTCCAAAGATGTAGAAGACAGACATGCCGGCCTCCATTCGGGGATGAGCCCTTATGGCAGACCGGCAGACCTGTCTTGCGGTTGTTACTTGGCGGTGGGCTTCTGTAGCTCCCACTCGCCCGCACCCAGGAACTGGACCGTCTGGCCGTTCTTGAGCGTGACGTAGCCCGGACCCTTCACAAAGATGGTATCGACATCCGACCCGGTCTTTGTGTTGGTGATCTTGGCGTACCCGGGCTGGCTACCGTTGCCGTTGGTGTGGTAGCGACCAGGCGCGATGTCCGTACCGACATCGTAGGTGCCGTCACCGACCTGGGTCTTCGGACCCGGAGGCTGCTCGACCGGGGGAGCGATCGGTGCGAGGGTCGGCGGCAGCGCGATCACGGACGGGGGTCCGGCAGGCACGGCACTCGGGTTGCCGGCAGTGGTACCACCTGCGAACGACGCGATTGCGATCACTGCCAGGATCGAGCCCGTTCCGATGAGAACGACCTTGTTGATCGTCCGACGCCGACTCGGCTTCGGTGGCTGGGCATCCAGGTCCGGTTGCGTGCTGTGTGTCATTTGGGCTTCCCTTCCCATTGTGGGCGCTCTCTGCGCCCGATAGATTCCATCCTACCATAGCAAAGAATCCCTGTCAAGTCGGGGCGGGCCAGGTGTGGCGCGCGATACACCAGAAAACGGTGTGGTTAGTGCCACATGCGGGGACATTGTGCTGGGGTGTCCGATAGGGTAAAATTGTTTTTAGAGGGGGAGAGGCCCCCAACCGGGAAGGGAAACCCAATGAGCACCGAGACCGCCGCCGCCAAGACCGTCCTCCACTCCTGCGCCTGCATTCGGCTGGGCTCGTACTGCGGTCGGATGACCTACAAGACCTGGGCCCCCGGGCACGACGCGAAAGCGAAGAGCCTGCTCCAGACCGCGCACCGCAACGGTGAGGATGTCGTCCTCGACGGCGAGATCATGTCGGCTCGCTCGGCCACGGACCTGCTGGTCCCGGCCCTGACGCCGTTCCTCTACTACAAGCGCGGCACGATGCCGGCTCGGTTCGCCGACGACGCAGCCGCCATGGCGCACTCGGCGATCACCGCTCAGATCCAGGTCGGTCGCTGGACGTACAACGCCCTGATTGCCGGCAGCCGGGTGACCTACGTCACGCGCGGCGGCGACACCAAGGTCATGGACGTGGCGGACGCCAAGTTCGTCGCCTGATCGGGGACGCTAAGCCCCCCACCCTGGTTTGGGTGGGGGGCCGCGCCATGCTGGGGAGCGCCCGTCAAGCGTCGGCTTCGGCCGACCCACTGCCCACGTTCACGTTGACGGTGCTGCTTCCGACCTGCACGTTGAACTGCGTGTTCCCCTCGACCGTCTGTTCGTTGACCGAGGATCCCTCCATGCTGACGAGCGCGTCGCGCACCGCCAGCACGACGTCGTCGATAACTGCCATGTTCTCACCTCCTCCCCGCCAGGCCCCACTACTCCACCCGGGTGTACGCTCCTGGGACTCCCCTCAAGCGCTCTTAAATCGCCCGGTGCCTACGCCCCAGTACTGCCGAATCCCCGCTCGCCCCGGTCGGACATTCCGGGAACTATGTCGTCTGCCCAGATCGGCTGCGGACACAAGGCGGGCAGCAGGATCATCTGGCCCAGCCGGTCGCCCGCCCGCACCTGGTGAGTCGCCCCACCCACGTTCCACACGCCGACGAACAGCTCGCCTCGGAACGACGGGTCGATGACTCCGGGCGTCACCCACAACCGGTACTTGCGCATCGTTGACGAACGCGTGGTGATGTAGCCCCACGATCCGGTCGGGATGTTGGCGATCACGCCCGAGGGGACGTCGCGGAATTGCATCACCGGGATGGTCATGTCGACTGAGGCGTACAGGTCGAGCCCCACGTCATCGACGTAACCACGTACCGGGAGGACAGCCTTCTGGTGAACTCGGACGAAGCTGATCTCGTCCGACCTAGGTTGGTCCCGCATTGCGATTTCCAACCATTCGACCACGTCCATCGGATCCGACCCCACGATCGCGCCTCGCGCGGCGAACCCGCGTAGCGCGACTGACTCGTCGACGTCGGATACGATGCCGACTGGCAGGTCGTGCAGCAGCGCCCATTCGATCTCGGCTGGCACGCCGATCGAGGGCACGCCCCGAGGGAGGAACGCCAACACCCCATCCACAGTGGCCAGGACCGAGCGGTTGACCGCGTCCAGGTTGGGGTCGAATGGGCGACTGAACGCCCGGCTTGGCCGATAAAGCGTCCACTCGTCCGGACACGTCCACTGGTGAGCCAGCCCATTGGTCGCCTGGTCGATGGGCTCCGCGACGTACACTACGTAGCTCATCCGCGCAGCTCCTTGTAGATCTCGGCCCAGGCGTCCGGGTTGGCCTTCTGCTCGGCTAGCCACCGGTCCCACGTTCCCGCGTGCTCGATGTGTTCTGCCATCCGGTCAGGCGACACCACCAGGTGGGCAACGATGTCGATGGCCTCCCGTAAAGCGAACCCAGTAAGTCCCGTGAGAATCGGAAGGCAGATGCGCTCAACTGAAGAATGCGAAATATCATGCTCGCCAAACCAAGAAGTAGATTCAGCAAGCGCAACGAGCTGAGCGCGTACCACGCGGGCCAAGCCGCAGATTCGCTCGGATCGTACGGGGTTCCGCTTGTGTGGCATCGAGGTGGATCCCCACTGCTCTGGCGCGAACCATTCCGCGACTTCACCGTAGGTCGCTCCCAATCTGATCTGGATGGCCAGGTGTTCGAGTGCGCTCATCAACCCGGACACGCCCTGTGCCCAGCTGACCAGGGCTGACCGGTCGTTGGCCTGGGCCTTGCGCCATCGCCCCGCCTGCAGACCGAGCAGCGCACCCAACCGTACCGGGTCGTGGACCGTGGCGTCCCCGATTGGCCCACCTAGCACGATCTCACAGGCTGCGGGCTGCAGAGCCTCCAGGGTGCAGGACGCTTTGGCGATTCGGTCGGACCACACCCCGATCTGGCGGCCGAAACGGTCAGGCTCGGCGAACACGCCGTGCGTCCGGGCCGCGCGAGGTGTCTCGGCGTACTGAATGCCCAGCAGCTCCAGCGCCTGCACTAACAGCGCTGCCTCGCGAGATAGGCATCCCGACACGTCCTGCACGGCCAAAGCCAGACCGGCATCGACCAGATCGGATGACGACAGACCCCAGTGAGCGCGGGGAGCTCCTCGCGACTCGCGCATCCATCGGACAAAGGCGCCGACGTCGTGCCGTGTGATGGTCTCGTACTTGAGGATCTGTGCGATGTCGTGCTGGTCGAGTTCCTCGCCCAGCGCAGCTGCGGTGTCAGCATCTCCAGCGGAAGTGGCGGCTGCCCACTCCACCCGCAACCAGTTGGCGTACTTGCCTGAGTGTGACCAGGTGTGGTCGATGACTGGGTGCTCATATCGATTCACGGCCACTGTCCCGACTCGCGTACGCGACGGACCATCATCGAGTAGACGGTCATGTCGTGCCACGTGTCGTCGCTTGGCCTGCGCCCCGACGAGATGGCGCTGATCGCACGGGCGATCTTGCCCAGCTGGTAGAACACGATCCCGATCTCCTCGTCCGAGACGATATCGGGCGAGATCCCGATCATCCCTCGGAGCGTGGAGCCGATGATCACCAGGTCGAGCGACCCATACTCCTTGGCTTTGATGCTGGCAGGACCGACGTCGTCAGCGCTGACACCGGCCCACCATCCTTCTAAATCACTCACGGCAGACTCCTGATTTGCGTGTACGGACTGGTCCCGATCATGTCAATCGGAACCCCTAGCTCCTTCGTTCTCTGGTCCAGCCACTCTTGAGCCCTATCACTGAGCTGGCCCATCTCGGTTGCGCCCTGCACTTCAGGGAACATCTGGTCGACCATCGTCATCGCCACTCGCAGGCTGGTCGATGGATAGCCGTTGGCGTACAGCGCCTCGACTGCCAGTTCGGGATCCCACTCCCCGACCCGACGGACGCGCTTGGTCACGGTGGTGTACTCGTCTGGCAGGCCCAGCTCACCCCACGTGGTCTCGGCCCGAAGTGGACCGGAGTTCCCCGCCACCCGGATCGGGCGGGTGCGGTAGACGATCCAGATCTCCACCTCGGCCGGTTGCCAGCGCCAGGGGGAGACCCCAGCTTGCGCCATCATGTCGATCGCGCGGCAGTCGCCCGATGTGCAGTAGGGGTACTGACCCGCGTGCAGGCCCAGCCCCCATCCCTGGGTTCCCTCGATGATGACGTCCTTGCCCATGGCATGGGCGTCCTCGATCAGCTCGACCACGCTGGTAGGGTTGTGCGTATCGCGAGCCAGCTCAGCCGTTCGCCAGATTCGGTCGGCACGCGCGGCACCGACCCC